TGCAATCACCTAACATATTTGTTCAATTACCAGATAATACTTTAGTAGCTGGTATTATTGAGAATAAAGATATTAAGTTTGGTGAGAATTTAGAGGATCAGATTTGGAATTATAAATTCAAGGTTAGATTCTCCAGAAATGATGTGAGATTATAATGAATAGATATAGTTTAATTGCGGGTGGTTTAGCCTTAGATACCAATGAAGATTTAAGTGTCTCTTTAAATTATCAGATTGATGATATTATCCACCCAGAGAAAAGAAATACGTCTTATTCGAAGACAATTATCTTACCTGGTACACCAAAGAATAATAAGTTCTTTAAACATATCTATGAAGTCAATGTAGATACTGAGAACTTTAACTTAACGAAACGAATTCCAGTAGTTATCCGTATTGGTGATAATGATGTGTTACGTGGTAGTATGCAGTTACGTAAGATCATTAATGATAATAAACAGATCGAATATGATGTTGTAGTTTATGGTCAGTTAAATGATATTATGACTAAGTTTGGTGATTATGAAATGCGAGACTTAGATTTATCAGAATATAACCACGTTAGAAATAGACAGAATATCTTAGCTAGTTGGGATTATATTGTGCAACGTTTTAGTTCCCCATTCTTTAATAATGGACCTGGAGTAGGTTATGTTTATCCACATATCATTACAGGGAGTGATACAGATATTACTAATACCTCTTATATCTACAATATGTATCCAGCGGTGTATGCTAAGACGATTATTGATAAGATGTTTGAGTTCACTAACTTTACTTATACTTCGGAATTCTTTAACTCGGAATATTTCTCTAAATTGATTGTCCCTTTCACCGATGATAAGATCCAACTATCTAAAGAACAAGTAGATTTACAAACAACTAGAGTCGGAGTACCTGGGAATAGTCAAGCTTTCCAAGAATTAATGGGACTAAGAGCTAGAGGTTCTGGTTGGTGGAAGAACTATATTGAGAATTCTAGTATTATGCCTTTATTTGAAGAATCGGGTACAGTAGATGATAGTGGTACAGAATTAACATTCCAAGATCCACTTAACTCGTGGAACAATACTATTGCTGGACGTTATGTGTGTCAAGAAGCTGGTTATTATAATATCTCATTTAGTGGACAATTATTCGCTAGAGTAGTTCACGATAATAATAAGCCAGATATGGAGTTTAAAGAGGGTGAGTTTGAATACTTCTACCGTCTGAGAAAGAACGCTACTATCTTAGATCAATCAGATGATGGTACTGGTTTTTTGGTTCAGAAATTTGGTTTATCAGATGGTACACACCCATCACCGTGGATTGATACTGACACTCCATTAGCCTTTGGACCATCAGCTGATGATGTTTACTTAGATGTAGGTGACGTAGTAACGGTGGAATATGGTTTTAATTATCCATCTTCTGTTAAATGGATCGGTACTTCTGATAACAAACATAAAGTGCAACTTATTTTAAGAAGAGTCTTTGATGGTCAGTTTACTAAATTGATTGTTGAACCATCTTCTAATCAGGATATGGGTAATAAGTTAATTAATATGAACGAAGTCTTACCAGATAAATTAAAGATGAAAGATTTCTTCATTGATATCTTACGTATGTTTAACTTGATTGTGCAAGATAATCCACGTAAAGATAATGATTTGATTATCGAACCTAGAGATGATTTCTTTGCTTCTAGACAACGTGTGTCCGATTGGACTTTCAAATTGGATAATGATTCAGATGTGAAGATTCAACCAATGTCAGAATTGGATGCTACGGCTTATTTATACACTTATACTAAAGATGATGACTTATATAATAAAGAATATAATGAGGAAACCAAGAAGATCTATGGAGATTTATTAATCGATGTCCAGAACGATTTCTCTGATAAGACGAATAAGACCACATTAAGATTTGCCCCAACACCGAATGCTGAAAAGTACATTGAGGGTCGAGTAGCCCCATTCTTTGTGGAGAAAGATGATGAGAACTTTAAAGCCAAGAAAGTTAAACCAAGAATATTATTCTATGGGGGTAGAATTCCAGTACCAGCAGGTTCGTTCTTTAGAGTACAAGACTTCCCAGGTGGGGCTAATAATGTGGTCTATGATTATCCTTATTGTGGTATGTGGGATCATCCTTTTGAACCTAACTATGATTTAGCCTTTGGTTGGACGGAGAAGATTTATTGGAATTCATCAGCTTTCCCAGCGAATAACTTATATGAGATGTATCACCGTTCTACTATGAATGATATCATTGATAATAATGCGCGTTTAATGGAAGCTAAGTTCCACTTAACACCAAAGGATATTGCTGATTTTGATTTCCGTGATATTATCTTCATTAAAGATTCTTATTGGCGAGTAAGTAAGATCAAGGATTATAACCCAGCGGGGGCTGATTCTTTAACCCGAGTTATCTTATATAAATTGAATAACTTAACTATTGTCGATAAGAACCGTATTGAAATTCCAACTTCTAATACACATTGTCCCAATGATGTAGTAGCGGTAGTACCACCAAAACTAGGACGTAGAGGGGTATATTATAAATCAGTCTCAGGACAGATTATTACCGAGGATTGTTGTCGTCAAATGGGTGGCATCTTTGTGAATGGTATTTGTAAAGCTAGAGTATCTAATATTGAATTGGAATATGCTCAAGATGAGAAGAAACAATATAATGGTGGTTTAGGTGTCGTGCCTATTTCCGACCCGGGAGGTCCACTAATCTTTACTAAGGATTTAAATACTTCCCAGACATTAGGCATTAAAATAGCTGGTAAGAATAACTATATCCCAAGTGGTGAAGAGGGTGTGCGTTTAGTTATTGGAGATGGTAACTCAGTACAAGCTGGAACTAAAGGTTCGATAATTATTGGGGATAACATTAATGCTATTGATGATAATACTTTATACTTAGGGAATATTAAACTAGATGGTAATACAGGTAACATTACTTCGGTGGGTATTAATATTATTGATGGGGGTGAAGATACAGTCTTCCCATTTGATAAGACTAACTTTATTGATGTGGTAGATGGTACAGTAGATTCTGTTCGTAATCCAGGTGGTGATAGTAAAGCTAGACCAATTATCGATGGTAATCCACCAGATGATCCAGATACCTTTTAAAAATTAAATTAAGACTATGTGTAATATTTGTGAAAATTTTAATAGTGATGATCAGTATAATAAGTTCATCGAGGATATTGAGAATAACTTTGATTTCGAAAGTATAGGACAGGAATATAAGACACGAGAGAGTTCAGTAATGCACTTCTATAATATTCCCTCACAAGAGTTCCACTTTAGAGTTATTAACTTGTATAAGTATGAACCACAACCTGGTTATTCACCGATTAAGAATAATACGCGTCGCTTCTGTGCCCAACTCTATCTAAGGACACAAAATCAAAATTACCTAACTTATACTGAGGTACAATCTTTAGTTAATCCTGGTTCACCTTATGGGGTGTCAGACGTATTACGCTATGCAGGTAATTATACTACTAATAGTAAATATACTTCTTGTCGTCATCGCTGGATTCGTTACAAGTATGACACCGAAACAGGCAATATTGTTCGTGATGTGACTCAACCTTTATATGCGCGTTCTATTTCTTAATAGAATATAACCATATATAATACCTATCTACATACATACTAGATGATGCGCGTTTTTTACTATATCTCAAAAACAAAATGAGATTAGATATATTTATTATAGAAAATTAAGAAAAACTTATGAGTAATAAAATCGAATACTCTAGATTAGTTCTAAAGCGCTCGACTCAGACAGGGATAGAACCCTCAGCTACTTCTTCTACGGTTATTGATGAGACTTGGCCCACTACTACGTTATTAACGGGTGAGGCTTTTGTTAACGTGGAAGATGATAGAGCTTGGATTGCTACCAACAATGGGGTAATGGAGTTGCAAACTTCATCTACTTTTTCTAGTTCTGCTTTGTGGATTGATAATATAACTAATATTTCACTAGGTAGCACTCATTCAGGTAAACCAGTCATCCCTGGAGCTTCACAATCTGTATTAGGAACAACTAGTTCTAGATGGGGTGGTCTATATGTGGGTGATAATCAGAACATTGATACTGAATCAACTTTACGTTTTACCCAAACCTCGGGTGTAGAAAGAACCATCTTTTATTATGATGTGAATGGTATTTCTTTATGGGATACTTTAGCTCTTAAAAGTAATAATGGTAATGGACAACTTGAATTAGATTATCTTGGTTTGGCTGATAACGTGTTACTTAGCACCGGGAATACTACTACTAATAGTTCATTATATCTAAGTCCAGATCAAATGTATTTAAGTTCACCAGATATAACTAATGGTATTATTACGGTGGATGGTCGTAGAACTGTTAATATTGGTGGTATTGGTAACACTTCAAGTAATGTAGTTATCTATGCCCCACAAGATTTAACCATTGAAGGCGATACTATTATAGCCACGACTAAAGTTATCAAGTCTGGTAATGGTGGTGGACAAATTGACTTAGATTACTCAGGTGGTGCTGATAATATTTTAATCACTACTGATAATGGTAACTATTCAGAAGCTGGTATCGACTTAGGTTCAGGTCCGGATTATGTGAGTATTTTTGCTGGTAATGGTGGTGATTATGAAGCTAATATTGGTGGTGGAATTCACTTATATGATAATACTAATAATATCGGTATTGCTATTGGTAAGTCTGTTATCCAAGCTAAAGATACTTTAATTATTCGTGATAGTGGCTCAACAACTACTACTCCAAATAGTCCAAGTGGAGCTAATGTTTTAATTAACGCTAGAAATTCCACAATGAATGCTGGTTCAGAGCAGTCTTTGATTTTGGGTGGTGATTTAAATACCTTAACGGCTACCGCTTCCATCATTGTGGGTGGTAATATCAATACCGTAACTAGTGATATAAGTGCTATTGTAGCTGGTGGGAGTAATCTAATTGATTCTACTGGTTTAGCTAATGTTATTATTGGTGGTGGTAATAATGAGATCACAGGTACGGCTTCTTTTGGAGGTATTATTGGTGGTCAATTTGGAGATGTATTACACGATAGAAGTGTTATCTTGGGTGGTACTGGTGTAGTAACTACTAGAGAAGATACAGCCTTTACTTATCACTTAGAGAATACTGGGGCTAGATATAAGAAATTAATGGTGGTTAATGATGCTGATTACGTTGTTTCGGGTGATGATCATATCATCTCGTTTAGAATCTCAGCTATTACCACAGTGAAGACTATTACTTTACCTACCAATCCAGATGTCGGACGAGAAATTGTTATTAAGAAGATTCTAGTTAATCTAGGTTCAACTTTACAAGATCTAGTTGTTGATGCTGGTACTAATTCATTTGATTTTGGTGGTGGTAAAGTAGATACAATTGGTCCGATCTATCCAACGACACATAGTTTAGAGGGTCTTGAGAACTTATTAACTATCGTGTGGGATGGTACAAATTGGATAAAAATATAATAATATTATGACTAAGAAATTAATAAGATTAGAATTTGATGATGCTATTGATAGTACGGCTTCCACAGTTTTTCAGGATAAGTTGAACTTTAGTCAGAATTTTTATGGTGATACTGGAGTTTATTTCATTGAAGTCACTTATGGTTGGAATCATAATGCTGCGAACAATGACTTTGAAGGACGTTTGTTAATCAACGGTGTTCAACAAGGGGAACTTCATAAACAAGAACCTAAAGATGTAGCTGGTGTTGATCCAACAGGTACAACTCAAAGATATTATATGTCTCGAAAATATAGATACGTCTTTGGACCAGGTAATGCTACACAGACTGTTCAGTTACAATATAGAACCGATACTGGTGGAGTACTTTCTTCAATTTGGGAAGCTAAAATAGAAATTTATAGATATGAATAATAAATTATACGCTTATAATGTGGGTACACAATCAGTTGGTGTAGATTTAGAAACTTGGAAATCCACAGATTTAAATGGTAATGAACCATTCATTGTCGCTACTGGTTCAGTTAGTGGTTATAGTGATATTAACTCTATTGAGAATTGGAATAAATTTGGTGGGTTGGTAACTAAAGATCATATTGAATTAACTAGAGCTTTACAACTAATGTGTTTAGAGACTGGTTTTGAGAACCTAACTAACGCTGAGAAAGATATCATTATTGAACATAATGCTTACGCTAAATCAGCTAGACACTTAAACGCTGACTCAGAGAAGATTACCTACTTAATGACACAAGAAATGACTTTAACAGAAGCTAAGGCTTTCTTAATTGAGAAATGGTGGGAGCATTGGACGGAACACGTTAAAATCTGTAAGGAACGTTGGTATTGTATTGTTAAGGTGGTAGTTAAATACTTAAACTTTGAAGACGCTAACGATGTGTTAAATACTACTTTAGATTTGATTGAATACTATATTGATTCAGGAAGAATTGGTATTGAGTATGGTGATGAAAGATCAGGACTGTTGGATTATATTGACAGTGTGAATGATTATGCTAGTATTGGCTTAGAATATAATTCTTACGTACTAGAACAAGGAACTTGGACTGAATTCAAAACTGAATTGCGTGATGTTATGTTAGATAACAAGTTCTGGGATGAAATTAAAGGTTTATTATAATGGCAAAGGAAAGAACAAACTTAATGGAAATCATCTTACGTGACGTATTGATGAATATGGTTATTTATGATACAGATGATCAAGGTAATGAAGTTCAGATTACTATTGGTGATCTTAATTATGATCCAAGTATTAATGCTGTCTTTATTGAAGATAGTATTACTGGTAATAGGTACAAATTTGCCTTAAATGACTACTTTGATTTTGATTATCAACAAGTTAAAGTAATTGATTCTCCTTCTAAGAAGATTAGGAGAAAGAACAAGAAAAAATAATCCAAATAGATGGCTAAGAAAGCAGAAATAGTATTATCGATTAATACTCAAAATGCGGTAAAGAATATTGCAGCAGTTAATGAGGAAATCAACGGTACAGTTAAGAGTGTAGATGACTTGAGAAAGACTGCTGCCGCGTTAGAGGAACAACTCGAACAGCAGGATTTCGGTAGTGAGAAGTTTATGGAACTTCAAGCTGCTTTGATTGAAACCAATAGAGCCTTAAAGGATTATGAGTTATCTGTTGAATCTTTAGACACGGAACAAGTAGCATCTGAATTTGGTTCATTTGCGGCTGGTGTGGCTGATACCGCAACTTCAGCCGTAGCCTTATCATCAGCGATGGGTATTACGGATGAGAGTTCAATGGCAATGATTGAAACATTGGCTTCTGGTATGGCTATTGCTCAAGGTTTCCGTGGGGGAATTGAGGGTATTATCTCTTTCCAAAAACTTCTTCGTAACAGTACTTTAGTTCAAAATGCGTTACAAGCTAAAAGTATTGCTCAAACAGGAGCCCAAACGACAGCAACGGTAGCTCAAACAGCAGCGACAGGAGCCCAGACAGCGGCGACAGGTGGAGCCTCAGTAGCAATGGGGATTTTAAATGCGGTTATGGCAGCTAACCCAGTACTTTTATTGGTAGCTGGTATTGGAGCTTTAGTAGGAGCTTTAGCTTTATTTAGTGGTGGTACTTCGGAAGCCGCAGCAGCACAAGATGTGTTGAATGCTTCTTTGGAGAATACTACGAGAAGTGCTGAGGATGCAACGGCAGCTTTAGATAGATTATCAGCTAGACAGACCACAGTAATAGCTAATGAGATAACCCGTTTAGAGCAACAACGTGAGTTATTGAATGCTAGGAGTGAGTTAACAGAACAACAGGAAGAGGAATTAGCTAACTTAGAAGAACAAATTAATGATTTGAATGTCGAGAAGTTAGAAGACTTAACTGATACAGCACAAAAGAAGTTGAATGAATTAGGTTTCGGTATTGAAGCTACCTTCGATAAGATTAAGAATGATATTGATTTAACAGATGAAGAAGATGGTGTTAATAATATTGATTACTCTAAATTAATTAAAAAGAATGAATCTTTAAGAGAGTCATTTGAGGATGTATTCTTCCAAGGTTTTAATGAACAGAATATTGATCAACAAATCGTTAACTTAGAAAAGTTAAGAAATAAAGTTACTCAATATCAAAATACATTGGCTAAGAAAGAAACTTTATTGGATGAAGCGGAACAAGAAGTTTTCGCGGATGCTATTACTGATGCTGAAACATTAGCTACTAAGTTGACCGATATGATTAACGCGGCTGATGGATATACTGAAGCTATTGGAAACGCTGAGGCTTTTGATGCGGAACAGAAACACTTAGATCTATTAAATCAAATTAGAGAACAAGAAGAAGCAGCTGCTGAAGCGGAGAAGAAACGTAAAGAATTCATTAAACAACAAAATGCTTTACGTGAACAACTTATTAAAGTAAGACAAGAGATTGAATTACAAGGTATTGAAGATACTAATGAACGTGCTATCCAAGCTGTAGAATTCAGATTAGAGAATGAATTGAGAAAGATCAAAGGTAATTCGGAATTAGCTGTTGAACTTAGAACGGCTTTAGAAGAGAAAGCCCAGAATGATATTGATAAGATCAAGGAAGCTGCTAGACAGAAAGAATTACTAGCAGAACAGAAGTTAGCACAACAAGTAGCTCAGAATAAGATTAAAGCTGAACAAGATGCTTTAGCTAAGTTGGAAGCAGCTCAAGAGGAAGCTTTCCAAAGAAGTTTATCTGATGAACAACGTGAGATTACCGCTGTTCAAGACAAGTATTTTGAATTAATCGAATTGGCAAAACAATTTGGTGAAGATACAGCTGCTTTAGAAGAAGAACAACAATCGCTTATTGATGAGATTCAAGAACGTCATAGACAAGAAAGATTAGAGGCTGATAAAGCCGCTATGGAAGAGAGAGTATTAGCTGTGGAAGAAGCGGCTGATGCTGTTAGTGGTGTGGTTACAGCTGCCTTAGGTGGTGGATTCGAAGAAATCAATATGGCATTTGATAGACTAAATGAATCATTATTTGGTGAAGAGGGTCTATTTAAGAAAATGGAAGCTGGAGCTATTTCAGCAATGGATGCTGTTCGTATTGGAATTGAAACTACAATGGAAATCATTGGTGCGGTATTTGAAGCTCAAGCTGAAGCGGCTAGACAACAACGAGAAGATAGATTTTCTCAAGAATCAGAAGCCCTTAAATCTTCATTAGCTAACCGTGAGATTTCTCAGAAACAATTTGATGAGAAACAAAAGTTAATTCAACAGAAGAAAGATCAACAAGAATTAGCAGCTAAACGTAAAGCCTTTAAACAACAAAAAGCCTTAGCGATTACTAACGCGGTTATGACTACGGCTCAAGCAGTTATCCAAGGAGCAGCTAACGCATTCCCATTGAACATTGTAATGATGGCATTGGCAGCAGCTGTAGGTGCCGCTCAGATTGGTATTATTGCTTCTCAGAAGTTCACCGCAGCACGTGGTGGGGTCGTACCAAGTAACGGTGTGGGTAATCCATCTAATGTGGATAGTGTAGATGCTATGTTAGCCCCAGGTGAAACAGTCATTAACGCTCAATCATCAGCTATGTTCCCACAACTATTATCAGATATTAATCAAGCGGGTGGTGGTATTGCTTTAGCACCATCAATTCCATCAAGTGGTACAGATGTCGTAGAAGATGAACCAACCTTTAAAGAGAATATGCGAGAAACAGTGGTTAAGGCTATAGTGGTAGAATCAGATATAACAGAGGCTCAAACTAGAGTATCTAGAATTGAACGAAACGCTGAGTTTTAACGAGTAAACGTTTTGAATAAAAATATATTTATTATATGGAAAAGAATAATAAACCAAAAGTATTTGAAATCATTGTTGATTACGATGATGAGACAGGAATGATGAGAAATTCCTTGGTGGAAACCCCAGCAGTCGAAATAGAAAGATTGGCTTTCTCTAAACAGGAAGAGATTCAACAAATTAACTTCTCTGAGGATAGTTCAGAACAGAAGTTCATTTCAGTATCTATGTTGGCTGATACTAAGATCCCTAGACTAGCCCCAGATGGTGAGAAGTATTTTGTGGTCTTTACTAAAGACACCATCAAGAAGATTGTCAATAAATTTGTAATGGAGAATAATATCAATGAGGTATCATTCCAACACACAGATGAAATTGTTAATGGTATTTACTTAGTTGAACACTTCATCTTAGAAAAAGGTCGTGTTGAATCACCTTTATTTAAAGATGTACCAGATGGTAGTTGGGTAACTACATATTGGGTTAAAGATAAAGAACAGTATGAGTCTTTAAAGAATAATCCAGAGTTCAATGGTTTCTCTATTGAGATTAATGCTAAAATTGAAGAAATGTTTAATGCTCATTTCACTGAGGATGAGCTAGTTGAGGATAATCAACACATTATAGAAATAAATAATATTCTAGATTCTAGAGATGACGATAAGGTTAAGCGAGCTAAGATTAAATCTATTCTTAGAAACCTTAATGACGAGTAAACACTTTGGATTAAGATATATTTATTATAGAAAAATAAAATTGTAATTATGGATAGAAAAGAACTGTTCCAGAAATTAAAGCAATTATTTGAAGTTGAAGAGTCTACCGATGTAAAATTCGCTGATTATAAAACTATGGATGGTAAAATCATCCGTGTTCCAGAAGCACTTGAAGTTGAATCTCCTATTATGGAAGTGACAGAAGAAGGTGAAGTAGCACTTGAAGATGGAAAATATGAGATCGAAGATCTTGGTATTATGTTGGTGGTTACTGACGGAATGATCGCTGAGATTATCGAGGAAGAAGAAGCTGAATCAGAAGATGAGGCAGCAGAAGATTCTGAGGAAGTTGAGGAAGAAATGGAAGCTGAAACTGAGGTTGAAGCGGAAGAGGAAACTGAGACAGAAACAGAGGAAGAGGAATCAGAAGAGACTGAGGACTCAACAGATGAAGAAGATGACAAATTAGCATCTTTAGAATCTAAATTAGACGAATTGTTGGGTAAATTCAATGATTTATCAAATGAGAACGAAGAGTTGAAGTCTAAGTTCGAAAAATTCTCTGGTGAAGCATCAGTAGAATCAATTAATGAAAAAATTAACTTCTCTGAAATGAGTAAGGCTGACAAGTTGGCTTACTATTCGAAAAGAGGTAACAAATAATTTTAAAATTAAAAAATTAAAAAATAATAAAAAGTTATGGCTTTAGATTTATCTACGTTAACTAAGTATGTTGACGAACACAAGATGCCTCTTACAAGAAAGGCACTTTTGGAAGGTAGAACAATCAATTTGATTTTCGTTCAACCAGGGATTAAGCACTCTGCAACTTTGAACCAATTCGCAACAACTGTTGAATTGCAAGCTGGTGGATGTGGATTTAACCCAACTAACACAACAGAAGTTTCTCAAAGAACACTTACTGTATGTCCTATCAAAGATCAAGAATCTTTGTGTCCTTACGATATGGAAGAGTACTTCCTTCAAAAAGGAATGAACCCAGGTTCTTATCCAGTGGATATGAAACCAATCGACGGTATTTACGCTGAAGAAAAAGCAGCTAAGATCCAAGAAGCTATCGAATTGATCGCTTGGCAAGGAGATACTGTTTCAGGTTCAGGAAACTTGGCACTTTGTGACGGATTCCTTAAAATTTCTGATGATGACGCAACATTCATCACTGCAGGAACAGGATCAATCACTCCAGCTGACGTTATCGATCAAGTAAATGCAGTTGTTGCAGCTACTCCAGTTGATATCATCGCTTCTGAGAACAAGATTATCTTTATGGGATATGACGCTTTCAATACTTATACACAAGCATTGGTAGCGGCTAACTTGTTCCACTACAAGCCTACTGACGGTCAACCATATACTTACCAAGTACCTGGTTCTGACGTTATGGCAGTAGCGGTTAAAGGATTGAACGGAACTAACGAGATGTTCTTCACTTACGCTACAAACTTGGTTATGGGAACTGACTTAGTAAACGACTTTGAAGATTTCAGAGTATGGTGGAGTCAAGATGACCAAGAGGTTAAGTACACTTTCCAAGGAAAACTTGGATTCCAAATCGCTTATCCTGATTTCGTAGTAAGACACCTTGCATCGTAATCGAACTTAACACTAAAATTAATATGTGGGGAGAAAACACTTCCCACATATAATAAAAAAATTAAAAACATATTATGGCTTTTATTTGTGACATAAACAATGGATACGCTTTACCGTGTAACTCAATTGGTGGTGTTGAGAAAGTTTGGATCGGAACTTGGGATTCAGACACAATGTATACACTAGATGTTGATAATGTTGTCGTAGGTGCAACAGCTGCTAACACAGTTTACTTACACGAACAAGACATCGAATGGGCAGGTTTGGAACAAACAGGTCAATTCTCAAGAGAGAACGGTACAGTATTCTACGAATCAGTACTTTCTGTTAAATTTGTAGAATTAGACAAAGATCTTAGAAATACAATTATCGCACTTGGTAGAGCACCTGTATACGCAGTTGTTAAATCAAACTCAGGAAACTACTTCTTACTTGGTCTTGAATCAAGTGGTAGAGCTACTGAAGGTGTGGCTTCATTAGGTGTAGCACAAGGAGATATGAACGGAGCTTCTCTGTCATTCACTTGGAAATCTGCTAACGGAGCTTATTTATTAGACCCAGCTATTCTTGGAACTGATATTCCAGTGGGTTAATCATAATCTTTTCTTCTTATAAAATCCCATCGAACGTCCTGTTCTTTGGGATTTTTGTTTTGTGACGTAAACAAAATGAGTTAAGATATATTTATTATAGAAATTAAAGATCAATTATGATATTAATCAATAAAGGAGCTACGAATAGTGTGGCGTTAACATTAAACGAAAAATTAACTTCAACGGCTTCTAATATATTCATTCAGTTCTATTCTAATCAAGATAGAGATTCTAAGTTGATGTGGTTGAATACAGATGTCTCACCAGATCCAGTACGTTGGAATCAATATGAGATCGAAGAAACAACTAATGAAGATTTAAACGATCAGAAGATATCTTTGGATGTAACTACGTATGATTACTTTGTCTACGAAACAGCAGCGACAGCTTTATCTATAGCTTCCGCTAGTAATGTTTTAGAAAGTGGGAAAGTAACAGTTATTGGTACGTCATCCGAAGCTTCAATATTTGATGACGATAGAGATGAATATACTTTTTACTAAAATTAAAGACAGAATATGAAAGCTAAGATATTTACTTTTAATGAAGCTTATAAAGCACCCATCAATAATTTTAATACTAGACGAGGTATTGTTGAATGGGGTGATGATAATAACTATCCAGAATACTTATTGGACTTGTATAACTTTTATGGTTCATCAGCGCATAAAACTATTGTTGATAGAAAATCAATGATGGTGGCTGGACAAGGATTTGTGGAAGAAATGTTATCACCAGAAATGTTACAATTCGTCAAAAGAACTGGACTAGAAGTGGAAACTTTAAAAGCCGCTATTGACTTTGAGATCTTCAATGGTTATGCTTTTGAAGTTATCTATGATAGACTAGGTGAGAATATCGCAATGATTAAACACGTACCTTTACACAAGTTACGAATAGGTATTCCATCTGAGGAATTCCCAGAAGATCATTACTGGTTCTCTAATAAGTGGAGTGAGCACAGAAAACCAATGTATAAACCACAATATATTAGAGCTTATGATCCTTTAAACCCCGGGGGTAGACAATTGTTCTATTACTCATTATACAATCCTAAATATGACGGTGGGTATCCAATTCCTGGGTATTCTAACTCTATGAACTGGATTGAATTGGATTATCAAATTGGACAATTCCATTTGAATCAAGTGAAACAAGGTTATAACCCATCTATCTTAGTTAACTTTGGAGAGATTCCAACGCCAGAAGAACAAGATTTATTCGAAAAAGAATTCAACCGTAACTTTAGTGGTTCAGAGAATGCTGGTAAAGCTATGATTACTTATAGTGAGACTAACGATGGTAAACCAGAGATTGTAGCCTTTCAAAGTAACGATACGGATAAAAGGTTTAATCTACTTAAAGATCAAACTAAAGAAGAGATCGTTTTAGGTGCCGGTATCCCACCAGCTTTATTATTAGTTCAACCTGGTAAATTAGGTGGTACTGAGGATAGACAAGAACTAATGGATGAATTCCAAAAGGCTTATATTTCACCTAGACAAAATCAAATTGAGAATTCATTGAATCAAATTCTAATGACTAATGAAATAGAATTGAAAAAATATACAGCATAATAATGGTAAGAGCTAAATTTATAAGTACGGAATACTTAAAGAAGAATACCACAATTGAGGAAAATGTGGATAATGATAAGTTAGTGCCCTTCATTTACAAGGTACAAGATATCTACTTGCAACAATCATTGGGAACTACTTTCTATGACCATTTACAGAATGCTATTGCTAATGATACTTTAACTACGGATGAAGAGAATTTGATTCGTCAATATATTCAACCTATGGTCGCCGAGTATGTAGTGTATGAAGCAATGCCACATTTGAATTTTAAATTGACTAATAAAGCTGTGTCTCAAGAGAGTTCAGAGTTTTCGACACCATCTATTTTGGATGATATTAAATACTTACGCGCTACAGTGAGAGATATGGCTGAATTTTATAACCAACGTTTGGTTAAATACTTATGTGATTTTAGTCTATTGTTCCCAAAATATGAGAACCCAGATGATAAAGAGAATCTTAGAAGAAGTCGTAAAGCTTACTTCTCAGGTATTTATATTCCTAAGAAACACCGTTGTAATTGTGGTTTTGATGACTACCCAGGTGATGGATCAGGATGTAGTTGTTGTTAAAAAATAGAATATAATGGAAGTGTTAGCAGAAATTGGAATGGAATTGGTGAAAATATCACCTATTGTAGCTGTCTTAGTGGGTGGTATTATCTATTTATATCGTGCTGTTAAGAGTTACAAGAAAGAACTTAAAGAGGAGCGCGAGAAGTGTGATGAGAAGATCGAGGATTTAAATAAGGAGCTACGTGAAACAGAGAAAGAGAATTTAATGTTATTTAACAAATTAGCTGATTCTTTGGATAAGATGGCTAATAGTAATAAAGTAGTTCATAACGAGATTAAGAACTTAAAAGAAATTATCTCGATAAAACTCGATAATCTTAGAGATGGGAGATAAAAAAGAAAAAAGGGAACGACCATCCAAAGTTATCCTAAAAGCGTTAAGAGAACGTTTAAATGATAAAATGGATGAGATCCTAGATACAAAATTAGAATTAGCTGATGTTAAAATACCTAAAGAAGATAATAAATAGTGAATCACCTGAATCATCTAAAAGATTTATTGCTATCTGGACGATGATTTTAGTGACTATTAGTGTGGGTACAGCTTTGGTTATGAGTAACGATTACATTACAGTAATTTCTATCTTATTAACCTTTGTACTTTCAATATTGGGAATTGCTAGTTGGCAATCAGTTAAAAATAAAAACAAAGAAAATTAATTATGATATTAATTGATAATACATTTCTGACTTCGATTGGTATTGTGGGTGGTAACACTCAATCTGTTAACCAGTATGAATTTCATTTAGGTTTAGAGATGGATGATACTACCGTCTATAACCGAACCGACTTCTTTAAAGAAGCTAAGGTAAATGGTATTAAATATAACAACCAGTACGAATTTTACAAAGCTATTGGTGAGTTTTATAGTTTACCTATTTACGATGAGTATTCTTTTATGTTGAATAGTACTTTTGATGGAATCAATCCTATTGTATCCCAATATGAATATTATAAAACAGTGGGTTCTCTATTGGGTGGTACTTCATCACCACCAGCTTGGGCTCCAGATGATGTAGCGGGACTTAACTTATGGTTTCAAAGAAGTGATACCTCATCTTTTAATGGGGGCGGCATTTCTGTGGGTCAACAAGTCAACTCTTGGGGTGATAAATCAACCAACAGTTATGATATGACACAAGTAACGTCTACTAAACAACCTATTTATGGCGCTACAGCGGTTAGTTTTGATGGTGTGGATGACGATTTAAATTACACTATAGCTAACGCGTTTGGTACACATACTATGGGGACAATGATGTTCTCTTTATATGTTAATACCGAAGGGGGTACAAAACAATCTTATTCAGTTGTATCAGCTGATACCGCCATTAATAATAACTTTATTATCTTTGGTGTCAGACAAGATGGGAAACCATTTATCCAAGTTAATAATGGTGGTGGAACTTCTTTCAAAGGTGTTCAGACGGATGATACCTTTAATGATGGGGATTATATTTATGTAACTATACGTTCTAATAGCGTGGCTTGGACGGTGAGAGTTAATGGTTCGGATAGAGCTACGTCACTTATCCCGGGGTCAGTGGGAACGAATGACGGAACTTGGTTTAGTGGTATTTCTAATCGTGATAACCTATCATTGGGCGCAATGCTTAGAAGCTCTCAAGTCTTTAGACCATCCAAGTTAGATAAGATCATTTATTATGATTCATTCCTTACCGGGGGTGATTTAACGGATGCTGAAAATTGGATAAGTAATCCAAATACATAAAATATGTAACTGAAACTATGAATGGAATAATTTATAATACAGAACAAGAGGCAATTGATTTAATTGCTACAATTGATAGTAATGTGTCTTTCCTATTTAATGGAATTACCAATACTTATACTTATTATCTGAAGCATAACACGGAAGATAAATACGCAGTTATCATTAACTTAGATGATATGTTAATGATAATGGCTCAATACCCAGATGTTTTAGATAACATTGGTTCGGATCTAGTTACCTCAGTAGTGGGACTAACTGATACTGATTGGTTGAGTGATGATAGTGATTTACTATAAAAATTAAATATAAACAATGGCAAATTTTAAACAATCAGATATCGATGCTATTAAATCAGCAATGGATATCAATGACTCTAAACAGAACAAACAAATTAAAGGCGCTTTCCAAAAAGTTCTTTTAGATGTAGAAAGTGGTGGTGGGTTGAATTATAATGTTTACACAGCTATCCTAACCCAAGCGGGTACTGGAGCCCCAACAGCGACTGTCTTAGAGAATACTTTAAGTGGAACTATTGTGTGGTCGAGAACAGCGGCTGGTGATTACCGTGGAACTTTAGCTGGTGAATTCGATTATAACAATACAATTATAATGGGTTTAACTAGAAATGATATTGCAGCTTTCTTCCCAGCTAATCATATTTTTACAGCTGGTGTCTTAGATGCTAATACTATTTACTTGGGTACACATACCACTAGTGTAAGTGGAGTAGATGTAGTTAAGACAGCTAAGGATGATCTATTACTAAGCATTCCAATTGAAATCAGAGTTTATTCATAAAATTAAAAGGGAGTCGTATTGACTCCCTTTTTTACTATACTATAAAATACGACACTATTCCGATGATGATTAGTATCACACCTATAAGTACATATTTGGTGGATTTCTTCATTATAAATCATTTATTAAACGATCAATTTGATCTGCTTGATTATCAATAATAATTTCTTTATCATTACACAATCTTTGCATATCATCAAAATCTTGTTGGGTAATTATCCACATTGTAGTACTAACTAATGTTGTTACACTTAATACTATAATAGCTATTGTCTTTTTCATATCTTTTCTTTTATCTTTTTGTTATTTGTTATACGTCAAATATACTACATTAGTTTTGATTTTCCAAATCTGTTGTAGCTTTTTTATCTAACATTTCGAAAAAGTTAGTAATATTCTCCGTAACATAACCTTGGTCTCTAAACATTGTTAGTACAGATACAATCACTTCATAAATATTCTTAGTGATCAACTCTCTATTCTCACCTGGATATTCTGTTTCTAATATTTGGTTAATATCAAATAGTTGATTAACAAAGGTAATATACAAATTGTCTAGTTCTTTACCATCCCATTTATCAAAAACTTTAAATAGTGAGTATTTAATCTCATTTAAAACCTCAGTTAAAGAGGTATATTTGTATAGGTATTCCGCCATATTAACATAAAAGTTATCGTTGAAATACCAAATCATTTGTGTTTTATTCATTTCTTTTCTAATAATTTTTTTAATCTATCTTCTCTTAGCTCTTCTCTCAAATGATCTTTCATAAACATTTGATTAAATCGGATATTCTCCTTACATTCTTTGAATAACGCTGATTTAGGAGCTCCGTATTCTATTTTTAATTGAAAGCAACATTCCAATTGTACATTAATGATGTAGTACATATTACCACCCAACCATTTACAATCCCATCCATTGACGGAGTATTCTTTTTCTATTAATTCATTTTCCTTAGAATATTCAGCATTTATTACTTCTGTTTGTCTATTGAACCAACCCATTACTTATCTTCTCTATTATTTGAGGTAAGTTCTTCACCATTGACTCTCAATTCCTCATAGTATTGAAACCCTTTCTCATTAGAAACCATATATTTACAATTATTATTATTGATATTATCAATAATTTCTTCCTTAGTTAACCAAAAAGGTTCACTCATTTCTATTAGTTCAACTAGATTAATTCCATTTCTTCTTACTTGAACTATCTTCTCGGTTCTTATTTCAAAGGCACTAAAGTCTGATGTTCTACCTATTATTGTTGAGAATTCTTCATTCATTGGAATTAATAATTCTCCATTCTCTGTTCTTTCAAACTCGTTAATTGTTTTCATTTTCTTCATTATTTTTATATAACTCTAACATTTTTTCAATTAGAGTGTTCATTGACACGCGACTATCACTCTTTATAGATTCTTCAATGATAGCCGCTTTTAATTTCTCTTTTGTTTCTTTATACACATTAACTTGTGTCATCTTTGGATTCTGTGTCCACTTGCCTTCTTTCTTATTCCAATAAGCCATATTTGTTATTTGTTTTTGTTATAGTATATAGTAAATAATATACTCCCCCTTAAAGGTTTTTTCCATCTTTTTTCAATATTTCTTTACGAATATCAGTTAAATTGATTCTAGTCTTATAACTAAAACAGTTAGCTGCTATTTCATCTAACATTTCTAGTAATGTATCTCTAGGGAATTCGATTAAAGGTAGGTCTTTATACACTCCACTTTTCATACACCACTGATCATCACGATTGATATAGAAGAATGGGCAATAACCACGGCTAATAATATTCTTTATACGTTCTTCCATCTTACCAATAACAACCACCCTCAACCATTTTAAAGGCTGTTGGTCTTTCATTTTCTTTAGGATAGACCCAATGTTCATTATACATTTTAGCTACGTCTGTGTGAGTATCCCAACGTTTACCTTTAATACCAAAGAGTAATTGTAAACCACCACCGACATAGATAGCTGTTCTATGGAGTTCCGTCTTAATAAAGTTAACTAAAGGTAAACCATAAGACCCACAACCTAGTAAAGCTATATCAAAATCAAGCTTACTAATATCTCTTTTCATTACTTCTAAGGACTCAGTCCAGTTTTTATGAGGTCCAACCCCACCAATACTTTGAACACTCTTATACGTCTTTAAAATGAATTCTGGGAGTACTTTTGGATTAGAATGTAGTAACTCTCTTCTAGCGTATTGTTCTTGAATACTAGCTTCAAAGGGATAGATAACTAAAACTTTCTTACCAGCTAATTCTTCACTCCAGGGGTTAGTAAAATAAATAGGTTCAATACTTCTGTTACTAACTTTAATGGAGTTAGGTGAGTGGTTATTAAATAAGTAATTTTGATAAGCTGTAATAGCATCCCACTCTACTTGGATATCAGCACTTTTAATCCCCGCTAAATATTCTCGATGAAAGGTGGTTAGATCATCGCCATAAAACCCAGCATTGATTCTTAACATTCTTTCAATACTAGGTGGAATGTTTTCTCCCCGATCTAAATGAACACAACCCATAGTCTCTCCTCCGATACCAATTCTAGCGACACTAAATATATGATCCTCTTGGAGATACTTTTTAATCAATTCATTACCTTGTTGATTAGTTAGTCGCATCATCACCACCTTTAGCTTTTATAGCTTGTCCTTGCTTACGAGCTTTATCTTTAGCTCTTTTACGTGAGGTTTCATCTTTACACGTATAGTAATACTTTTTACCTTGTTCACCCCAACGAGCGAAACAACCATCTTTGTCTTTTCCTGTTTGTACTGGCATTATTTCTTCATTATTTTATCAAACAAAGCTTGAATAGCTTTATCTTCTTCGTTATCTACTTTATCAATCTGATCTAACAGATCTTTAAATTGTAGTGATTTTCTTCTAGCTTTCTCGATTTCTCTTTGCTCTTCTACTCGTTCTTGAGCTGACTTAATCTTTTCTAATCTATAAGTTTCATCATTGTGATACTTATATTTCTTCTTACAAGCTTGACTACAATACTTAGCTTGTTTACCACTAAGTTCCTGTCCACATTGTAAACATTTTTTGATCTCTTCCATATCTTTTCTTCTTTCTTTTCTCTATATATTTCTTTTCTAAAACCAGTTTTCTCCCTTTTTAACCATATTTACTCAAAAAACGCGCATCATCTAGTATGTATGTAGATAGGTATTATATTACTATACTATCTTAATGTTAACCTTTAATTTATAGACAGAGAAGGCATTAATAATTTGCTGCTCTAAATAATCAATATCCCTCGCAGAGGTAAAGTATATAGCATCATATAAAGTAAAGTAGGCTTCACTGTGGTTTACTTGTAGTTTATTAAAAATATTAGCCTCTAAAGATTGAAGAATAGAAGCCATAGTATCCTCAGAGGTTTGCATAAAATAATTAATGCTCATAGCTGTTAAGTTATAAGCATCTAAGAAAGTTTTCCCGGCTTTATTCTTACTAGGTTTAAAATCAAAGAATATAGATTTATATAAATCAACTTTAGTTTCATCTCTGTTCTTACCAATCTTATCAGCAATAACATCATAGACTTTTCCAGTTTGTACATCACGTAAATACTCATCATCAATCGGTAAGTCTTGAGACTTTAGAAAGTAAGCTAATAGTAATGGTTGACAAGTAGCTACATCCATTTCATAGAATCTCTGTCCATTAAAGGAAATATGTTTTCTAGCTACTTTGGATAAGGTACAGAAAGAATGTCTTATACGACCTGTCCTTTCACTCTGGGATAGTTTCCTATTAGAAAGTATATTTAACGCAATAGAGAGTCTAGATTGTAGTTGTCGAAGAGAAATATTATCCGCTAAATAATAATTAATCTCAGCTTTGATAGCCACTCTAATGTCTAATTGAATATTAGCAATAGTATTTAGGAATTTCATATCTACACAGTTCTCAAAAGAATGAGTAATCTTTCTATTACCCTTTATAATAACTAGACACGGTGTATGTTGATCATAGTTAGAGAAGTATTCATATTGAATAGATTTACTCCCGACCTTATAATATGAACCATCCTCATACTTTTTTTTCTTAATAATTCCTAAAGCATACAGGATATCCATATAAGGTTTATGATCACGGAAATACTTTCTTAAAATCTTGTTATTCAGAGAGGTACTTCTTTCCTCATATTCCCATAATCTAACATCAAAGAAATTAAGGAAATTTAATATTTTAATTATAGCCTTATTCTTTGAAATAGGATAATTATCATAAGTGATAAGTTTTGATATAATATTAGTTGTAGTGGAGAAGATATATGATGAATCGATATTAATAGATTCAATCTTGGAGATATCCAAGTCTTCTTTTTTTAATGGTATGATCTCAATCATAATTAGTAGTTCTTTTTGTTGGTAGTTTAGATTTAAGAGGAAGATCGAGCCGCTAAACTCGATCCGAACTACCTGAACCTCTTTCTCTATATAGTAAAAAACTCACTCTCCCTTAAATAAAAAAGAGTTATTGGATGGGAAAAATTATATCACTTGAAACAAACATCCAATAACTCTTTTCTCAGTAAATAAGATAAATAGACATCATCACATATTTTAAGGTTAAACGTTATATGTCTGATGTATTAGTTATATATTTATTATA